TTAGTGCTTCCCTTCTATTAAGTCTAACCTAGCTTTTATTCTTTCTATTTCTCTGCGCTGCCATGCCGCCTCGATATAGAATAAGAGATCAGGTCTGACCCCCCATCTAGATCCTGCTGGCGTTATTTCAACGCGCTCAATGATGTCTTCCATTACCATCACTGGATTATCATCCTCATCAACAATGATGCTCCCGTCATTATCAGTCAGCGGCATTTCCCTTTGGCCAGTAATGACGTCATCATATACTGCGGGATAATCGTCATAGCAAAGAAACGCATAGCGGCATGTTGTGCTTTCTTCTTCCATGAGTCCGTGAGAAATAAGAACATCACGAAGTTGCTGCGCGATTACACCATGATGTATCCTCGCCCCTTCTTCCCCCTTTATAGCGACAGCGTTCAGCCATTTATAAGCGATATACCTGACGTCACCCCAGGCATCCAGCAATGCTTCGTCAGGAGAGACCGGCTCTGTCTTTAATGTTCCGTCACTGGTAACCACAGGATTGGAGCCAAGATAAACTGTCGAGAACCTGTTTCCCGGACCACCAAGAGCATTTACATTATCAAGATAAGGTTTAACATCTCCGTTCTCAAAAAGATGTTCGAGTGCGTTATATACCGCGCGACGTGGAGTACTGCTTCCGGAACCATGCAACGTTATCATTGCACCATCTGCTGAAGACGTTGTTTCACCGCCGCTAACGATTAATCTCTGAGCGGTAACATCATCAGACGGTACTTTCTTCGCAATAATGGCGTAATTACCCTCAAGTTTGACTTCCGCGCGAACTTGTCCTGATGTACCTGCATGGACAGTCAGTGACTGGACGGCAACATCATCTGTGAAATCAACGGGTACAGGAACCGTCCTCACGCCTGACGTCGACATAAAAGTAGGAAGCGTTCTGTTAGGAGTGGCTCCGTAGACAAAATCCCTTGAAACAAATTCTTCCTGTTTAATTTTCACCCTGAAACAATACAAATCAGCCGGGTGACCATCGTGAACATAAGGATATTTTCTGTTGTTATCCCCTATGCTCCATGGGTTTAGAAAGTCTTCCCCACCGAAAATGTAGTACAGCCAGTTGTCTTTGATACAAACTGAACCAACACCAACCGCAGAGTTAACTATTCCGCCCTGATAAATCTGATCAGTAACATTAACCCACTCTACATTATCCAGACTCCACTCATTGACGTTAACTCTGGTCATAAATGTTCTTGGATAATTTCCTGCATAACGGTTATCAGGTTCTCCTCCTTCCCACTCACCAAATGCGCGCTCACTGCCAAAAATAATCAGCTCATCGCCAACTTTGGCAAAAGGAAGGTTTGAGTGATGAACATTATTTGGGAAGCGAAGAGAATTCCATGATGTACCTAAATCAGAGCTTCTGTGCAATGAACTACCGGGTTGAGTACTTAATGTCCCCCTGGTCGTCAGATACAGAATGCCATCATAATATTTTACACATGGCTCAGATGCATTCGCCTCATATTCTACAGGTATGCGTCTGCGAACAAAGCTACCAGGAGAACCGAAAGCATCAGAGAAATAGAGTATCCCAAGCTCGCGTGGATCAATATCACCATTATGGTAGCCAACAGCAAAACTGTTATCGCTAATCGTCGCAAAACTGTGAATCTCAGTAACAGGAGTGCTTCCGTCAACAAAAGAAGGAATAGTTCCAAGACTGGTTTTTCTCCATGGTGACGAGTGAAATGATGTACCAAAACTCCAGTATCTACCCTCGTTATTCTGATCCACATCCTGGGTATTTTGCGTCGTAACTGTAAAAGTATTTTTATCAATAACAGTAGTCACCGTCATATTCCCGGTAACACCTGTAACACCAGAGTTTGAGAAGTTGACAAAATCACCAGCAAATAATCCGTGATCAGTAATGCGAATATAAGCGACTTGCTGATTTGCTGCTTTCGTTATACCACCATAAACGCGAAGGCTGCGACTCATTGGGCGATCCCACAACTCTGCAACCTGCAGTTTATTTCCGCTCACGGTCCGCGTCTCAATTACAGCAAAAAGGCGATTTCTGACAACCCCCATACTCATGCAGTGATAGTTAACTGTGGGATAGTTTTCATGTAAATCTGTAAGCCATTCCGGCGTTGTCCAGGTCTTCCCGTCATCTCCTGAGCGAACCCATGCAACATGGAGGTTATTTACACCATGGCGGTCTCCAGCCATAAAAGGCGCATAGATGACATTGTCATATACAAACGTTTTATCCTGCGTCCAGGCGTTGTACCACGGTGTATCTGTAATTTTAAATAACTCTCCCTGGATAAAATCTTCAGAAGCATAAAAAAGAGGCTGACCCGGTATTCTCTCAAATAAAAAACGAGCATTTTTAAATCGACTGACATCTGGAAGAGTTGATACTTTAAAAGTAAGCCCTCGCCCATCTATCTTTTCACCACCTGTTGCAACAGAAAGTAATTCTGATAGAGCTGATGTGTCATCATGAACACCATCACCAATAGCCCCCCAACCTCTTACATCATAACTGTCTCTCCATCTTGCTATCTGAAGTTTTGGGTATTTATTCGCTCCATCTGGGTCTTCTAATTGCTGCCGTAACTGATCAGGATCATACTTCAGCACATTAGGAAAATAGAACTGCTGCGCACCATACGCATCATAAACAGCCATAGAATGGCCTTGCACGGTAACGAATTTGGCAATCTGTCCGTTATATACCGGATATCCAGCAGCGTTAATGATTATTGGTTGCGAAACAGGAATGTGAGAACCGTCTTCGTTCTCTACATAAACCTGAATCTGGTTTTCAGGATTTACCGGGTCAGTGTCAATTTTACCGATATAAATTTTGCCATTGGCTACGGCTTTAAAAGAACGCGCCATAGTGAAGAGTTGCGAAGGCATACTCACTACAACATTGGCTGTAATGTCTGTCATTTAATTTGCTCCAGATACAAGGAATCGCCGCAGCATTGCCACAGTGATGCATTATTAATCAAACAAAGAGACCACTGTGGTCTTATTGAGGATGCAACCAGCAGATAATAAGATGCCGATCCACTCACAAAAGCGAGGCATCAAGAATGGGAAGAGATGACCCGCAATTTAATCTGCGGCTACCTTACGAATTAAAGGAAAAACTAAAACAGCGAGCCAAATCCAATGGCCGCTCTCTTAATTCAGAATTAGTTCAGATAGTGACTGATGCTGTATCAAAGCCATCCAAAATTTCAGGCTATCGAGACGATGCGGAACGCATCGCTGATGAGCAGTCAGAGCTTGTTAAGAAGATGGTGTTTGATACGCTGAAGGATTTGTACAAAAAACCCACCTGAAGGTGGGTTAATTTTTGCATTTACCTGGGCCATATTGACTACTTATAAAATGAGATCAATATTTAATCGCCCAATAACGGGTGTATGTTGAGGTATATCATGGCGAAAAAACCAGGTGAAAACACAGGAAAAAACGGCGGAATATACCAAGAAGTTGGCCCACGCGGCGGTAAGAAAGACAATTTTGCAACCGTCAAGGACAACGAAAGGCTTCCACCAACAACAAAGCCAGGTCATGGCTGGGTATTGGATAAGCGAACTCCAGACAGCAAAAAGTAATAATCAAGCCGGGTCACTCCGGCTTTTTGATATGTCGCTCGCAGAACTCAACAAGCCTGCTCATTAAGTAGCAGTAAGTCTCGTTGGCTCTTCCTGGTTCAACATCAACACCTACCCTTGAGCAGATATCGAATGCCATGTGAGCGCACTCATGGGCAATAGTAGATAGTTTGCCATTGAACACGCCTATCACATGCAAAACACCATTCTCGCTACTCATTGTATGAGACGCTCCGTTGGCGTCCGAGTCATGCACGTCAACGCCAAGTTTTTGATGCAGGCGTTGCCATTCTGGAAAGTCTCTACAAAACACAATTGTACCGCTCTCAAAGAGCGGAACGAGCATCTTTGGTACGTTTCCAATGTTAACTTTTTTCATGGTATCCTGCGCAAAACTAAGGAGGTTGGTGTGTCTGATTCTATGAGTTACGCTGTGCTAGTTGCCGCAACTCTATTTCTGGGGATAGGGTTGCAGATTGCGTGGTTCTTTTTTTCTAGTTTTATTAAACGTAAAAGAATTGAATCAAGGATATCTGAGATTTCTATTGCTATAGGGAAAAATGCTGAAAATCCAGAGAATGAGGCCTGCGCACTGAATTACCTTAAAGAAAAGTTTTCCCCTGAAAAATTTGAAAACAGAATTACTGATGCTCTTGGATTGGTAATATCAGTAATTCATATGCCACTAAGTTTGCTGATAACAGTGTGGTACTTCGCCATGATCGCCGGAAGAATATTTGGTTTCATGAATATAGAGCCTGTAGTTCTTTGGGTTCCAATGATACTGCAATTGTTGTTAAGCGTTGCTATCTTTATTTTTTCTGTTTTTATAAAAATTGTCTTCGGAAGATACCCCGGAGAAGCAAAGGGATTTAATAAAGAATTCATAAAAACTATAAAATAAATGCCGTCCTTGGCTTACAGTGCTACTGCCGGGTAGCTTCGTTAACTAAGAGCGGGCGCACGGCAGTAGCCGCCTGATTTAGCGCTCTTTCATAAGCTGGCGTTCCAGCTTTAGTGTTTGCCAGACGTAAGAGCGCATTCCTTGCTGCTTTGGATTCATACAAGCGCATCATTGCACCGAAACCAGCCTCAAGCCCCATTGATACGCCAAGAGTCGTAGTTGCGCCAATCGTCCTTATCCTGTTGGCTTGCGATTGCCCCGTCTGAGTTACTACATTTGCGGTGTCTGATCTTGCTGCTTGCTGTAGAACTTCATGAAGAGCATCAAGTTCTTTCATGTGCTTTCCAGAAAAAATAGTGTTGTAAATTTCACCGCCTGACTGAGATTTCAGCTTATTAACTTCCGTGATGAACTTGGCTGGAGAGTCACCGGCCTTTTCCGCTATTTTGCTGACGTAAGCTGCACGCATAGCATCTTTCCCTTTATCATCCAATGCGCTCCAGATTCGTTTCACGTCAGATGGTTTTCTGCTTAATACAACAGTATTTATAAGTTCAGGACTGGCTTCACTGCTTGCCTTGTTGAGCTTGTTAGCAATGTTTTTATTAAGCACCTTATTATAAACGTTTGCATAATCGGAATTTGCTTTAAGGTATTTTGCTGCGTCTGAAGCACCGAGGTTTTTGGCAACTGCGTTACGAAGGTCTTTTGACATTGCATTCTCTACCATATTGGTAGCTGCTTTTGCCTGGTTGGGGAAGACCATGGCATCTCCCTGAACATTAGATCTAAATGCTGTTCTGTGCTGGCGCAAGAGATCAAACGTAACATCCAAATCAGTTGCAGGGTTTGCTAATTCTTCACGTAGGTTACGCAAGGATGTAAGCAGGTTTTGATTGGCAGAAGTCCCAAGCCGTTCCTGTCTTGCGATCGCTGTATTCAGAGCATTCATGGTATTTGTGGTATCAACTGCGGCATTACCCATTTTATTGGTGACGTCATTGATAACAGCGCCAGCGGCATCCTTCCGTCCCCTTAACGTGGTGGTCAGAGATCTCACCACATCATCAGGGTTGTACTCACCAAAACGGTCAAAATAATTGCTTACCAGCTTACTACGCGTTGCATATTGCTCCGCTCGCTTTGAGCCTGTCCCGAGCAAAGCCCCCTCAGCATCCTGAGTAAGTCCGCGAGTGAAAGCATTTTTCGGCGGGATAACATCAGATGTCATTGGTGTCACGCCCATCGATTCTGATGTGGCAATTTTCTTTGCCACTTCTGGCGCAATATCACCTTTTATAGCCGTTATTCCACGCCCTATTCCCTTTGCTGCTGCGGAAAGAACACCCTGAGCGGCAAGGTTAACTCCGGCATTTTTAGCTGCATTTTGTGCGAAATCACCTTTCTGATTTGCGGCCTCTGCCAGTGATCCAATAGCCATGCTTCCTGCCGTTCCAACTCCTGGAACTAAATACCCGCCAATTGTTTCTCCAGCTTGAGCGTAGGGGTCTGTCGGTCTGTCTACTGGACGATAAACATCATCCAAAACCTTGGGGCCACCAAGCCCCTGACTGATTGCATTAATCAGACTTGCGCCGCCCTGTAATACGTCAAATGGTATGTTTACCAGACCACGACCAGCCTGTTCTGCAATTTGCCCTGCACTTTGACCACCAGTGAGCCAATCGCCAGCTTGTTGCATCAATGATGGTTCTTCCCGTGTTGGTGCATTATTGGCCTGATTAACTGTTTGTTGCTGAACAGCCTGACCAGCAAAATACTCATCAATGGCGGTGCCAATATCTTCCGTGCTCGTACCATCAGGGAAGGTAAATGTCTTACCGTTTGCAGTTACTTTCATCATTCCACCGTAAATTGAATGCCTGATTTTGACGTGTAGCTACCTCCTGCTGATTGCTGAGTAGCTGGCTGTTGCCTTGATGATTTCTTCCCGCCATTACCGACATTAACGTTATATTGCTGGTTGTAATTGTCGGTATATTGCTGAATGTCGCGCATTGATTGTTGCAGTGCTTCAGGGCTTGAGAAATCAACCTGTGGCATACCTTGAAAATACATCTTTGCTTCTGCAACGGTGTTGATACCGGATGCCCCCATGTCTCTGGCTGCTGCAATGCCCTGATTCTGCATCTTTCCTTGGATTCGCTGTGCAGCGTTGTATAGTTTCCTCTGATCACCACCAGATGCACGGCTACGAATATCTGCACCAAGAGCAGGAGAACCTGAAGAGCCTGTAATGCCAGTCATGAAGCCAAGATCGTCAATTGATGCACCAGAAATTGCATCAAGATCTTTCTTCATTGCGTAATTCTGCGCGCTTGCTGCCGATGTAGCCGGAGCGGCAATAGAACCAGCAGGAACGCGAACCATATTCCCCTCGTTGTCGATACCTTCGTAGAACGCATTAGCCCCAGCGCCGTGAAGCTTCCCGCCTACCGTTACAGTTCTGCCATCTGCTAACTGAACTGTACGCTCATTATTCCCAACCGCCCCTTTCATTGATGCTCTCTGCATCGATAAATCCTGACCGCGCATCGTGATATTCTGACCACGCGCTGTTAGCGCCTCGCCAGCCTGATTGCTGCGGATTGTCTCTGCCAGTCTGCCTCGGTCAATCTCACGACCAGCTATCTTGTCCTGAACATTGAAGTAATCAATCGGACCAAGCGCAGCCATCCCAAGGTGATCAACAAACTCACCAAATCCTGAAGGATTCTGCTGATACATCTGAGCAACGCTGTTAGGGTCAACACCGACGCGAGTCAGTTCCTTGGCGTTGTTTTGCAGCCATGATTGCATTGCTTCTGGAGACGATGACGCAAGGCGTGCGCCAGCCGCTAAGGTGCCGATAGAATTACGCTGGTCTTCATCAATGAATCCCATGCCTTTACGAACAGATTCAATCTGGTCTGGATATTGAGTAGCCAACTGACGCAAAGCACCGCGATCACCAGACGCATAAGCTTTAGCGTATGCCTGCTGAAATTCTTTCTGCCGCTGAGCCTGCTTTTCCTGCTGAAAAACACCCGCAATACCTGAAAGGCCTTGCAAAGCAGTCAGCCCAACATTGTTAGCGCCTGAACGCTCAATATCATTGTTCTGCCTGATAAGCTGAAGCGTATTGCCGATGTCATTTACGCTCGGAGCGTTTGAGTTGACACCACCGATACCAGCCAACAATCGGCATTTATTCACCTCACGTAGGAGATGGAATACCGAGCTTCTGCTTCATTTCGACCTTAGTCATTAGCTCCAGCTTCCCGTTGTTATTGAATTTGCGCTGAATCTGCGTCAGTTCTGCAAACAGCTTCTCCAGCATCTTCTCGCCTATCGCTTCTTTGTCGAAACTCAGCATGTCGTCGGGGTCTGCATACTCACCGTAAACAACCGCCCGATATGTCAGATACAGCCTGTCAGCCAGCGCGTAATAGAATTGCGCTCGCTTATTGCGGAACACATCACCAATAGTGCGAACGTTGTCGCCCTGTACGACTTCATCAGCCCATGCTCCGGCCTGATACGGCGCATCTTCATCGAATGGCGATTCACTGCCCTTGAACATCGTGGCGGTGATTTTCTTGCCGGAGAACGCTTCCGTTGTCTGTCTGCGTAGGCCAGCACCAACACCATCACCATCCCACAGGTAATGGTCAGCACCGTCTTCAATCGCCAGCGAAGTTGCCCAGTCAGCACCTTCATTGATGTCCATCAGCAGACCTTCGGCAATGCGCTTAACAACCGAACCGTGACGCGATGCATAACCTTTAGCATCCGGCCCTGTATCTGACGGGTCATGCGCAGAGACAACAGCGCCTTTCGCTTTCCATCCGAGTTTCTTGTGCGCATCGGTTGCGGCTTCAAGCCATTCACGTTTGATGATTGCCATATCACTTGCGCTTACTGGCTCACCAAGCCAGATGTGACGATACAGTGTCGGATTTCTGCGTTTGCACTCTTCCATCTCCAGACGGAGAACTTCAGGAAAGTGCGGGTTGTCGGTGTAGTTCACCGTCAGCAGGCAAATATCATCAGGAGGATTTACGACGAACCGCTGATAGGTATCGTCGAGTATGTTCTTCGGGTTGAAGCTCACCCATATTTCGGAAAATGGCTTGCGGATGGTTGGTATCAGGATATCCCATGATTCCTTCGTTACCGCTTCAGCTTCTTCCACCCAACAGATATCAATGCCTTCGAGCGATTTAATCTTCGTCGGGTTGTTTTTGATGCCGTAGAACATGAATTCAGCATTCGTTCCGAGATGACGAATCATGGAACGCTGAATTTCAAACTCAGCCGAATATCCTTCACGCTCGATGGTGTCTTCAAGCAACCGGATTACCGAATCGCTGATACTGTTTTGCAGCTCACGAGCGCAAAGAATACGCACAGGCTGCCGACGCGCCGCTTCAACAAGAAGCCTCGCAATTGCCCATGACTTACCGCTACCTCGACCGCCTTTGGCGACTTTGTAGCGATGCGCCTCAATGAACGGTTCAAAGATAGGATTAATCGAGGTCATTTTCCGAATAGAGTGCTCATCGGTGATGTTTCAATCTGGATTGCGCCGCCGTCTTTGCCTGTTAGTTCGTGAGAAGCTTGTTCTTTAAACGCCTGAACAGAAACATGCTTACCAAGAAGTTCGAGGTTTTTAACCTTATCAGGCCATTTGATTTTCTTCAGGAGTGCTGCACTATCTGCGGATACCATCTCCACAACATCCATTCCTGATAACGTTGTGCGCCATACCTTAGGCCAGTCTTTAATGGGCTTTAACTCACCGTTTTGCAGGAGAATGTCGAGCACATCCATCTGGTCGATTTCAATAAGGCGATTAAGTACATATTCTGCATTTATTCCAACAGAGTCATTGCGTTGTGCTTTCAATTCGGAGATTCTGAGTTGTATGTCAGGTTTTGACATGTTTTCGGACGCAGTACGGTTGGCTGTTTTTGCGCTGTACCCCGCCCGAATAGCCGCTTGCGTGGCGTTTAAATCGATGAGGTACTCGCGACAGAACATTTCTTGTTTGTCAGTGAGCGCCATATTTTCCCCTGCTGATAAGGTAAATAAATGAATCCTGAAATTTTTGAATCAAAGTTCATAATGAACGAAGCAACTTGGCAACGAATTGAAAGGTTAGTAAATACTGAAGATGATATTGGTTTGGTTTTAAGAGTACATCTGATTACAGAAGCAATGATTGAGGCATTTTGTTGCGCCGCTGTAGGTAACCAAAATCTATTTGATGGATTTGGTGAAAACTTAACCATGACCTATGCCGCAAAAATTCAGCTAGCTGCCAACCTCGGCCTAAATGAACACTCCGTCGCAGAACTTAAACGCCTAAATAGAATAAGAAATGTTCGCTCTCATCAAATAGACAACCCGGAAATAACTGACGCAGAAATTGAATCATTACGAACATTTATTAGCCGAGGTGGTCAGGAAGATCTCATTAACTCAGCAAGATTCGGCATAAAAGTTGGAGACATTGAGCTGAATCTTAACCGTCCAGATGCCAATAATCGTGAAAAATTCATAGCTATTCTTGGCAGCATCATCCTAAGACTCACTAAACAAGTTGCAGGACAATAGAGATCATTGACTGAGCTAATTGATTGTTTTAGCGCATAAACCTATACCACAAAATAGCCACTTATCACGCTTCATCATTCAATTCTGGCGTGAACTGTATGCGCTTCACATTGTCGGGAGAGAAATACAGTCACTCTCCCGTCTCGATCACAAGCGGCACAAAGCCGTTAACCAACTCATGCTGAAATCGTGACGTCTTGCTCGTAACGGTTTCGCCTGTTTGGGTGGTTAACGTGATTTGGTAGATGTTGGACATTGAGAATCTCTTTATCCGCTTGTGGGGATATCAGTTAAGTTATCCCGTGTAAGGTATAAGCCATTAAAAAGCTACTCGTAGGTAGCTTTGTATTAATCTCACTCATATTTAAGGTGAGATAATAAAACTAAAATCAAATGCTATTTGCCAATCGTTTCCTGAATAGCATCAGTCAACCGTGGAAGATATTTTATTGCCTCCTCCAAATCATAAGACACGTTTTTCGCATGGGTAGGGGCAGATACGGCGGCCTTGATAATTTCAAGAGCTGCTTTGGTAGCCACTAAACGCTGGTGCTCAGAATCAGATACTCGGTTATCGCCAGATTTAAAATAATTGTCCATCATAAACCTTCCATTAGATAATCAGAGTCTACAGATTACCCTTCGTCTTCATACGAATAAAGCATTATTGCAGCCTCACTGAAGGACTGCTCGGATTAACCTGCGAAATCACACCATCCCGGGCAAATACATTTGCACTTCATTTGCCGCTCTCTCACGTGCAACATGAAGCAATCTTTTTCGCCCACCAACACCCCACTTAGCCATTTGTCTTGCGCACTGGCTTATCGCTTTGGTTTCAGTATTGATGATGTGATCGATTCTATTCAGACGGGACATTGCGCCAACGCCGAGACGGACAACCGTTTTGAAAACTTCATAAACTTCGATTTCAAATTCCGGCTTAATCCATGCTGCATATCTGATTGCCAGAAGTTCAACACCCCACACACCTGGTTCTGCACCACCTTTGATTATTTTAAGTGGTTGAATTTGTTCCAAAGTGCTTTTTTGCACTTTGGCCTCCAGTGCTTTGATGAAGCGTTTTATCTGCGCGCTACGCAAAAACTGGCTTGGGCGCTGTTGCTCTGTAGCCTCTCCATTTGCAACTGCTGCTGCATGGAGATCGTTTAAGTTGTAGCGTCCATCCTCATCAACACGAACGGACACACCATTGACAATAACTGTTGGGTACTTCATCAGTAATTACCTTTTAGTGATGAACCTTGTCACACAGGATTCCGGCCCACAGAAAGGTACCGATCACCAAACCGGCATCCTCAAGGGTCATCCTGAAAGGTTCTGTGTTCATAAGTCGCGCGTGTGAAGCGCGTTTACTGCGGACATAAAAAAGCCCCGCATCGCGAGGCTCATTAAATGGACTTTGTGATTTGCAAAAAAATTATTTCAGGCACTGAGTCCTGATGTACTCCTGCAGGTAGTTAACCTGCGCGGTTATCCTGTCTATTCCACTTCGGAGACGGTAATAATTGAGTTCAGCATCTGCTGTAAGTCTTGGGCTTTCTCCATCGCCCATGCTGCTGGCTCCGGTCGTTGACTTTGCACAGGTGGCGGCGACTTGCAGGCGCTTACGACCAGCAGAAACATCAGCACGGAGACTTTCGATAGTCGCGTTAGCATCAGCAAGCTCCTTTGTGTATCTGGCGTCGAGTTCTGCTACGTCACGTTGACGCTTCTGCATATCAGCGATGATGGTTGTGGCTTTATCCCGCTGGTCTTTGTAGGCGATTGCGTTATCACGGTAATGATTAACAGCCCATGACAGGCAGACGATGATGCAGATAACCAGAGCGGAGATAATCGCGGTTACTCTGTTCATTGCTGACCCCACAAACAGATTTCACGCTCAATCTCACGACGAGTCATGAGACCTTTCCATTGCTTACCGCCAGCATATGTCCAGCGACGTAGCTGATCACATGCGCCTTTGATATCGCCCTGGTTTATTTTGCGAAGAAGCGTCGATGTTCTGAAATTGCCAGCACCCACGTTGTAAACGAATGAGTAAAGAGCGCCGCGCGTTGTTTCCGGTATATCGACTTTGATGTACGGGTTAATTTGTCTGGCGACAGTGGCAAGGTCTTTATTCAAGAGTGCTTTGCATTCTGCTTTGGTATACGTTTTACCGAGCATGATGTCTTTTCCTGTATGCCCGTGACATACAGTCCATACACCAACAATATCTTTGTATGGTATGTAGCTGACACCTTCCAGACCATCGTT